CTGCGGGAAAGCGCTTCAGCACATCGAACCGGGCAGCGTGATCTACAACACGCCGATTTACTGCCGAAGATGCAAGGTGAGCCATTATCCCACCATTTTTGAGGGGCGGGAACTGGATACAGACGTCCCCTTCCCCATCACACATGAATAGGAGGAATTATCATGAAAGCAATGTTGTCCCAGCCCATGGCTGGAAAAACTCAGGAGGAAATCGTCTCCACCAGAGAGAAAGCCATCACTGCTTTGAAAACCAGGGGCTATGAGGTTATCAACACGCTGTTTACCGACGAATGGTACAGCAAGGAACAGATGGAGGAACGCGGCGTAGTGCAAATCCCGCTGTGCTTCTTGGCAAAGTCTCTGGAGAACATGAGCCTATGCCATGCAGCCTACTTCTGCAAAGGTTGGGAGAAGGCACGTGGCTGTAAAATCGAGCATGATGCCGCCGTTGCTTACGGGCTTGATATCATTTACGAGGAATAAGGCATCTGTTTTAACCGAATAAAAACGAGAGCCCAACGAGGCCATGAGAACGGCGAAAGCCGTTTCTTGTGGTCTCGTTTTTATTTTGTCAACAAAGCCAGACCAGGCTTTGAAAATACAAAGATCCGGCCAGACCAGGCCGGGGAAAGAGGCCAATATGGACGAAAACATGAACCAGATCCCCGAACAGGAGCCCGAAACTACGGACGCCTTTTTGGACGATTGGGAGGGCGGCGTGGAGCTGACGGCAGACCAGCCGGAAGTGGACGCAGAGCCGATGGGCGGCGGCGTGGAATCGCCTGTCGAGGACCCCAGTGAGAGCGCAGAGACGCCGGATGAGGGCACCGAGCCCCCCGCAGACGCGGAACAGGCAGCCCAGACGCAGCAGACCGAGGCGGAGACCGTGGACGCACGGCCCCAGACATGGGAACTGCGGCACATGGGCGAGGTGCGGCAGGCCAACGAAGCGGAAATGGTGGCACTGGCCCAGAAGGGGCTGGACTATGACCGCGTTCGCAGCCAGTATGACGAGTTTAAGCCTGTGATGGAGATGGTCAACCGCTTTGCAAACCAGCAGGGGTTGAACACCAAGGACTACATTTCCATGCTCCGGGCGCAGGCAAAACAGGCCGAGGGCCTGAGTGAAGCGGACGCACGGCGCTCCGTGGAGCTTGAGGATCGGGAGGCCGTTGTGGCCGCCGCAGAAGCAGAGCGGCAGGCCCAGCAGGACGCCATGGCGCAGGCCCAGCAGGCCGAGGCCGAGGCGGCAAGCCGCCGACAGGCGGACATTCAGGAATTTCAACAGACATTCCCCGAGGCAGCAAAGGACCCCAACAGCATCCCACCTCAAGTGTGGGCAGACGTGCGGAACGGCTCTTCTCTGGTAGCCGCCTACGCCCGGTACGCCGTGCAGCAGGCACGGCAGGACGCGGCAGACGCCAAGCGGGAGACCGCCTCCGTACAGCAGAACCAGCGGAACGCGGAGCGCTCCACCGGCAGCATGAGAAGCGCCGGGGACAGCTCCACGACGCGGGACGATTTCGGAGACGCCTTTGACAGCGCCATGTAACGGCACTTTGCCTATGGGGAAACCGGACGAAAGAGAGGTTTTTACCTATGGCTATCAACTACGCAATTAAGTACGCAACCAAGATCGCGGAGCGCTTCAAGAAAGCCTCCATCACCGCCGATGACTGCGGCAACAGCTATTCCTGGCTGAATCCCAACAGCCGCACCATCCGCATCGGCAGCGTGAACACCGTGCCTGAGACCCAGTACACCCGCAGCGGCTCCAACCGCTTCGGCGAGGTCCATGACGTGGGCGACACCCTTCAGGAGATGACCTGCGAGCAGCAGCCCGCCTTCTCCTTCACCATTGACGCGCTGGATCAGACCGATCAGGCCATCCAGAAGTCCGCAGGCAGCGCTCTGCGCCGGCAGCTGGACGAGGTGACCATCCCCGGCATGGACAAGCACCGCATCAAGAAGTGGATCATGGGCGCGAACATCGCCGTGCAGGAGCCCACCAAGCCCACCAAGGGGAACATCGGCAACCTCATCATCGATCTGAACGCGAAGATGACCGACGCGCTGGTGCCTCTGGAGGGCCGCACCCTCTACATCGCCACCGAGTACTACAAGCTGCTCAAGCAGATGCCTGATTACATCGGCGTGGACGCTCTGGGCAAGGAGGCTCTGGCAAAGGGCGTTGTGGGCGAGTTCGACGGCTGCCGCGTGAAGCCCATCCCCACCAGCTACATGCCCGCCGGTGTGTACTTCTTCATCAAGCACAAGGGCTGCACCGTGGACCCTGTGAAGCTCCAGAAGTACAACATCCTGACCGAGGTGCAGGGCTATTCCGGCCCCGTGGTGCAGGGCGTGACCTACTATGACAGCTTCGTGCTGGGCGCCAAGGGCGACGGTGTTGCCGTTTGCGGCAATGCTGCGGTTCTGGCGGCACCCGTGATGTCTATCACCGGCCATGCCGTCAGCATCACCGCCGTGTCCGGCGTGGTGTTCAAGTACACCACCGACGGCACCAACCCCCGGTACTCCACCACCGCCGAGGTCTACACCGCCGCTGTGACCCTGACCGCCGGTCAGACCCTGCGGGCTGTGGCCACCAAGGACGGCTGCGTGGGCATCGAGGGTACCAAGGATTACGAGTGATCTCATGGGAGGGGGCTTCGGCCCCTTCCCCCATATATGGACGGAGCGGGTGCATGAACCCGGCCCGTCCACCAGATATAAGGAGCGATTATGCCTCGATATAAACAGACAGCAGGCGGAACGGTACAGGTGGATTTGGGGACGCTGAACCCCAAACAGAAGCAGTTCTGCCAGTCCCGGAGCCGGTACACGGCTTACGGCGGTGCCAGAGGCGGCGGCAAGACACACGTTCTGCTGCGGAAGGCGGCAGGTGGCGCGCTCACCTACCCCGGCATCAAGATCCTGATCGTGCGCCGGGAGTACCCGGAATTGGAACAGAACATCATCCTGCCTATGCAAAAGCTGATCCCGCCGGAGGTGGGCAGCTACAACGGAAGTATGCGCATGATGTTCTTCTGCAACGGCAGCATCATCAAGTTCGGGCACTACGGAGCGGGAGACGATCAGGAATATCAGGGCCTTGAATTTGACTGGATCTTCATGGAGGAGGCCACCCAGTTCTCAGAATCCCAGTTCCGCACGCTGGGCGCGTGCTTGCGCGGCGCGACCAAGTTTCCCCGGCGGATGTACCTGACCTGCAACCCCGGCGGCATCGGCCACCTGTGGGTGAAGCGGCTGTTCGTGGACCGGGAGTATCGGGAGGGTGAAAAGGCCAAGGATTACACC